ATCTGAAGTTGAGGTATGGGCTGTATGAAAATAGGGCAAAGGCTTAAATTGGCTGCTCATGCAATATTTAAACGTAGCGGAGAGTGGGAGAGGATCTGGGGTAATGCTACTTCGGTAAGGACAGCAGCCGGAACGAATATAAATGAATCCTCTTCTCTTACTATTTCGGCACTATTTGCAGCATTGAATTTTCTTGCTAGTACGCTCGCGAGCCTTCCCCGGGCAATCTACCGCAGAACTTCTAATGGGGGCAGGGAGCCCGCTCCCGATCATCCACTATATGACAGGATTCATAATAAACCTAATAAAAGCTACTTGACCGCTTGGCAGTGGATCTACACCTCAATCATGCATAAATACCTTTGGGGTAATTGGTATACATATATAGAAAAACGTAGCTATCAAAATCAAGAGCTCTTACCCCTCCTACCAGACAGAACATGGATAGACCGGGCACATCCCAATTATATTACTACGCACGATGCCAATGGTCAGGTAACATACATCCCTCGGGAAAATGTACTTCATATTCCCCATATCAGTCTGGCGGGGGTCACCGGGAAGGGGATCGTTCATTATGCTCGCGAGTCCCTTGGAATAGTCAAAGCACAGGAGGAGTTTGTGGCTCATTTCTTTGGGCAAGGAACCAAGGCGGGCGTGTTTGTATCAGCCGATGGACCCATGAAAGAGGAGACGCGCCTGGGTTTGCAAAAAGACTTTAATGAGACATATGGCGATCTCGGTAATAGCTGGAAAGCAATCTTTCTGACAGGAGGGGCAAAGGTTGACCAGCAGGAAATAGATGCAGTAAAGGCGCAAGCCCTTGAATCAAGACAGTTCTCAGTTGTTGAGGTGGCCCGCTGGACGAACCTGCCCCCACATATTCTACGGGAATTGAGCCGGGCAACATTCAGTAATATTGAACAGCAGGGTATCGAGCTCGTTATGTATTCACTCTTGCCGATTACGACACAGATTGAACAGGCAATGAATATTTATCTCTTCGATGGGGATGAAAGGAAAACTCATTTTATCAAGTTTGAACTCAAGGGATTACTCCGGGGGGATATAGAGGCACGGACAAACTTCTATAATGCTATGCTTGATCGCGGTGTATTCAATGCAGATCAGGTCAGGGCCCTTGAGGATATAAACCCACAACCCAACGGATTGGGCAAGGTCTATATGATGCCTTTGAACATGGTCAATAAAGAGCTTGTTCTTACAAAGCAGCCATTGACAATTGAAGCAGATAGTATAAAGCGGTCGGTCCTGGTTGTTCAAGAGAGAACAGCAGCATTGCGCAGAAAGATAACCATAGCCTATAAAAAACAATATGAGGCTTACGGCGAGCAGGTAGTAACTGCAGAGGTAAAAGAAATAAAGAAAGCAATAAAGAAGATGCTCGGTGAAAAGGATGCAAAGGAGTTTGGGGTCTGGCTGGAGCGGTTCTATCCTTCATTTTCAAAGAAAGTCGATACCCTTGCTGCCCCTCTTCTGGCTTCTCATGCAGAGGCTATTCTGCCGATTGCTCTCCAGGAAATCGAAAGTGAGCTGGATGTCGGCATACAGTATGATCGGTTCCAATCGCAATATCGGGAATCTTATGTCAAAAGGCATGTCGAGGGATCACAGGGACAACTAAAGGCAGTAATCAAGGAAGCTGAAGAGCAACACGAGGATGTGGCCGAGGCTGTGGGGAAGCGTTTAGATGAATGGGAAGAGAAGAGACCAGGTAAGATAGCTATGAGGGAATCGGTACGGGCCGAGAATGCCTTCACACGTTCTGTATTTGCACTTGCGGGGATCATGAAGATTATATCCGTAGCATACGGTACAAATTGCCCCTACTGTAATAATCTCAATGGAAAGATTGTTGGTATAGATCAGCCCTTCCTGTTTGCAGGTTCGTTTCAGCCGGAAGGGGCCGAAAAGCCCCTGATTGTAACAAGCAAGCGTTTTCATCCACCCTATCATGATGGATGTGACTGTGGAATAATGGCCGTAATGGGCTAAGTAAATAATTACCAGGAGGCACGAAATGCCAATGCCTGAACCAAAAGATGGAGAGAAGAAAAAAGATTTTCTTGATCGGTGTATGTCGGATGAAGTAATGAATGAAGATTATCCTGACAAAGATCAGAGATTTGCAATCTGTAATTCGATTTGGGATGAAAGGGAAGAAAAAAGTTCTCCCGAACCCGAACGCCGGTATATATCCTTTAACCAGGAGATGAGAGCAATAGAAGAGGAAAGTAAACTCATTATCGAGGGATATCCGATTGTATATGATGTCTATGCTCCGCTTTGGGGATTCCGTGAGATCATTAGAAAGGGAGCTGCTACGGAAGCCTTGAAAACTGCTGATGAAATGGTGCTCTGGGACCATGAGTCTGCACAACCGATGGCCCGGCATAGTAATGGCACCCTCGAAACAAAGGAAGATGAGAAGGGTGTTTTTATCCGTGCCGACGTTTCAAAGACGGTCTGGGGTCGAAACGGACACGAGGCTATCAGGAACGGTGTCATTGATAAGATGTCTTTTGCTTTTGATATTGAGCGGGATGGTGAGACCTGGAGCACAGATGAGATCGACGGGGCAAAGATCGAAACAAGGGAGATTTTGGAGTTTTCACATATCTATGACTATTCGCCGGTAAGTTATCCGGCCTATGAGGATACAAGCGTACAAGCTCGGGGTAAGGATTTGGCGTTAAGGAACAAGCCGGAACCAGAGGCGTCTGGTGAGGCCAGCGCAGCGGTGCTGAAAGTTCGTCAGGATGCCAGAGACAATCTTGAGCAGATGCGAAAATCGAATAAATAAGGAGTAACAGTATGGACATTTTAAAACTCATGCGCGAGAAGGACGAACTGTTGGTCAAGCGGCAGGAATTGCTTGATCATGTTGTGGCCGAGAATCGTGCATATACTGACGATGAACTGAAAGAAGTAGAAGACCTTCAGGCCCGTGTCTCTGCTTATGATATGCAGATCAAAGAGGCACAGGATATACAGAACCAGAGGGCAGGAAGCACTCCAGAAGAGATCCGGGCTGCAATCACGGACCCGGAAGAGCCCAAGCCGACTGATAATGATTTCCGTACTTTCGGCGATTTCCTACAGGCAGTCCGATGGAATCATGCACATCCGGCACTGACTTTTCGGGAAAGGGTGCTTGACAGTGAGAATCGCGCTATGTCGATGGGTGTCGGCACAGCGGGCGGATTTATTGTACCAGAGCAGTTTTCACAAACTATGTTGCAGCTTGAAGTAGCGTCTGCAATATTCCGTCCCCGTGCAAATGTAATTCCTGCCGGGTCTCCTCCCGATGCAGCTATTACCATGCCTGCCCTGAATCAGACCGGGGCAAACGGTATATATGCCGGTGTTACCGTGAACTGGATTGCTGAAGCTGGCAACAAGCCTGAGACTGAACCGGCACTGCTTGAGGTCAAGCTTGAGCCCCAGGAAGTAGCAGCCCATGTTGTCGTGACGGACAAATTGCTTCGCAACTCGGCGGCTGCTGGAGCTCTAGTTTCTAAGCTACTCCGCCTGGCGATTATCGGAGCTGAAGAGGACGCCTTCCTGACCGGTACTGGTGTTGGACAGCCTGCCGGTATCATCGGTCATGGATCGACGATTAATGTGGCAAGGGCTGGTGCGGGTGCAATTGCCTATGCTGATGTTATTGGCATGTATTCAGCATTCATGTTCGGTGGCCCAGCGGTTTGGATTGCTTCTCAGACCACCCTTCCCCAGCTCATGGCGATGGTCGATGTTGGCAACCATAACGTCTGGCAGCCTAGCGCCAGAGAGGGCGCACCTGGAACATTGCTTGGATTTCCGCTGCTGCTCAATGACCAGAGCCCTGTGCTCGGTGCTCAAGGTGATCTGGTACTGGTGGATCTCAATTATTACCTCATCAAAGACGGCTCGGGAATCACCATCGATATGTCTGATGGGTATTACTTCAAATCTAACAAGACAATCATCAAGGCATTTTGGAATGTTGACGGACAGCCTTGGCTGACGACTCCGTTAACACAACGTGACGGTGTATCTCAGGTCAGTCCTTTTGTAGTATTGCTGTAAAAATCTCAGGGAGGGGGGGGCTATATACCCCCTCCCGATCAAAACAGGAGTAAAAAACTATGGCTAATTTATTGAGCGAAAGATTAAAGGTTGACACGGCTATTGTACCAGAGAACTTGACTGGTCTGGCCACTAGTCCTTATTACAACATGAAGAAATGCCGCAAGGCGCTCTTTGTTGTAGAGGTTGGGGCTATGGCAGCCGCGGCTACCTGTATTATGGCAGCATGGGAAGCCCGGGACGCAGGAGCAACCGGGGCCCAGGCAATAGCAGCTATTACTGCTACGATCACAGCGAATACGGGAGTGGCGGAGGCTACAGTAACTTGTGTTACTACGGCAGTAGGTAATACGCTGACAGTTAACGGATTAACCTTTACCGCTGCTGCTGCTGCTGACCTTCCCAACAGGGTATGGGATCAGTCGGGAGACGATACAGCCGATGCTGCAAGTTTAGTGCTTGCCCTGAATCATGTCACTGCAGGAGTGCCCGGGGTTACGGCTACCAGTGCTTTGGGAGTTGTGACACTTGTTGCAACCGAGCCGGGAGAGACAGCTATTACTATATCGAGAGTTGGCGCACCGCTTACCCTGGCGACAACCCGGGCAATCGGATATCTAGAGATAGATGGCGCTCAAATGACGAAAGCTACCGCTGCCGTTGCTGCCTATACCCACATTGCTATTGCAGTCACTACCAGTGGGGCGATGCTGACAGGGGCTGTGCTAGTTCGGGACAATGCTCGTTACACGCCGGTGCAGACTGTTGCCGCTTCTGATGTTGCTTGATCTTGTTAAAAATCCATAGGAGGGGGGCTTCTCCCCCCTCTTATTGAAAGGCTGATATCATGGAATGCAAAGTAATAAAACTATTTAAGAATGTAGATGGTTCAATGAAACTACCCGGGGAAACGATTGAGCTTGATGAAGCTCGTGCAAAGCGATTGTTGAAATATGGCTTTATCAGTGGATTAGCGGAGACTGCAAAGAAAGAGCCTCCCGAAAGGGCGGTCAAGGAATCACCACAAAATAAAAAGAAAGCCCCCGCCCCTGTCCACAAGAAAAAAGCTCCAATACAGGAGAAGTCATGGGATTAACGCTTATTACTGCGCCGGCCATAGAGCCAGTAACAGTTGCCGAGGTAAAGGAACATCTGCGGATAGATGAAGACGATGAGGACGCGCTTCTCACCACCTTTATCGAGGTCGCCCGGGAATATTGCGAGGGCTATCAGAACAAAGCCTATATAACCCAGACATGGGATCTTTGGCTGGATGACTTTCCTGATTCGCCGTTCAAGATCCCCCTTCCTCCCCTCACCGGTCAGGCGGAAATAACAGCAGTTACCTGTGAAGCCGATGTAGCAGGATCATTGAATAGCAAATACTGGCTCTGTTCCTCAATCAATGCAGATTATTATGTTTGGTATGACATAAACGCTGCGGGTGTTGATCCGGCGATAGCAGGGAAAACCGGAATAAAAGTTTCTGCTGCTACAGATGCAACTGCCAATGCTATTGCGACTGCTACTGCTATAGCTATAAATGCGTTAGCTGATTTCGGTGCTATGGCAGCCTCCGCAGTCGTGACTGTGACAAACGCCCATAATGGGATTGTAACAGATGCTACAGACGGAAACACAGGCTGGGCGGTTGCTCCGAATGTTATAATACAAGGTCAGCCTCCGATAGTACATATCAAATATTATGATACAGCCGGGACAGAATATACCTTTCCCGCTACGGATTATGAGACGGACACGGCAGGATATAGGGGCAGGGTGGCTCTCGGTTATGGTAAGAGCTGGCCTACTACAATCCTTAGAACTATGAACGGTGTGGTTATTCGTTTTATAGCCGGATATGGCAATGATCCCTCGGATGTACCGAAGCGTGTCTTGAATGCAATCAAGTGTCTTGTGGGGCATATGTATGAAAATCGAGAGGTAACAGATATAAAGGAGCATCTGGAGGTTCCTTTTGCAGTACATGCACTCTTAGGTTTAGATGGGCTAATACTGACATGAGAGCAGGAAGATTAAGGCATAGGATAACGATACAGCAGCCTGCATCAACTGTAGGTGTCTTGGGTGAGAAGATTAAATCCTGGGCTGATGTTGCTACCGTATGGGCTGCGATTGAGCCGGTCCGGGGAAGGGAATTCTTTGAAGCACACCAGAGGGAATCCGAGGCCACAACTATAATTACTATTCGATATAAAAGCGGACTCAATGTAAGAATGAGAATCAATTTCGGGAGCAAGTATTACAAGATTGATAATATTCTCAATCCCGATGAAAGGAACCGGTATCTGGAAATTATGGCAATAGAAACAGAGGACTTCAGCTAATGATAGAGGTGAATCTTAAAATAACGAATATAGAAGAGGTTAAGGGGGACTTCAAAAATCTTGGAATAAACCTACGGAAAGCCATTGCTAATACGCTGAAGGAGGCTGCAGAGGTTGTCAAGGATCTGTCTCTTATACACATCTCCGAGCCCACGAGACCGTACTAGATCTCGTATGCC